GTTTACGGTAACGGCGCTACAACAACAGCGGGCGCTACTGCTTCAACTACTTGGATGCTTGCAGGTGTTGGCGCTTATGCTTCAAATCCAGCAAATGAGTTCGGCGCAACTGTGATAGATATTTTGGATTATCAAAACACATCGAAATATAAAACTTTGAGAGGCTTAACAGGCGAGGATGAAAATGGCGCAGGTTATGTTGGATTACATTCTGGTCTTTGGATGAACACCGCAGCAGTATCAACAATAACAATTCAACCAGGTTCGACTTACAAATGGGTTCAATACTCATCCTTCGCGCTTTATGGGGTCAAATAATGGCTAAAACTTATGAACCGATAGCGACTTACACAATTCCAAGCGCACAGGCTTCTTACACTTTCAGCAGCATCCCTAGTACTTATACAGACTTAGTATTGGTGGCAGCCAATTTAGTAGCCACTACTGGTAATCCAAATGTTAACTTACAATTTAACGGTGATACAGCCACGAACTACTCTGCAACGATTTTGGAAGGTACTGGCTCAGCGGCACAAAGCGCGAGAAAAACCAGTACAACTCAAATAGTTGAAGGTAACAACGTCTCTTTAGGTGGAACTAATCCTTCAACAATTATTTACCAAATTATGAATTACTCAAACACTACAACTTACAAAACGGCTTTATTGAGAAATAATGAATTATCGGCAACTTACGCTGGAGTTGGTGCGGTTGTTGGATTATGGCGCAATACCGCCGCGATTACTAGCGTATCTTTGACGATAGGTAGCAGCACTTTTGCTGCGGGAGCAACCTTTACCCTATACGGAATTAAGGCGGCATAATGGCAACTTATATCCAAATTGGAAGCACCGTCACCGTTGGGGCTGGTGGGGCTTCGTCTATTGACTTTACTTCGATACCTAGCACCTACACCGATTTAGTTTTAAAAATTAGCGCAAGAACCACTAGATCAGCCCAAGTATCAGATGCAATTAGCGTGAGCATAAATGGAGTTGCGACAAATCAAACAAGTCTTTATCTGGAAGGAAGCGGAAGCGCCACAGGTAGTGGCACTTTAACTTCGTTTAGAACCCAAGCAACAGGCGCAGGGGCAACAGCCAACACCTTCGGTAACTCAGAGTTTTATTTCCCTAATTATGCGGGCAGCACTAACAAATCTGCTTCATCTGACGGCGTATCGGAAAACAACGCAACTGCGGCTAATGCTTGGCTAGTTGCTAATCTATGGTCTCAAACAGCGGCTATAAATCAAATCACAATTACCGACCTCAATAGCGCAACTTTCGTTCAGTACACAACCGCTTCACTCTACGGCATATCTAAATCATAGGAGACAAAATGGCAGACACAAAGATCATCGTAAACTGCGAGACAGGCGAAGTCTCTGAAGTAGAACTTACAGCCGAGGAAATCAAGCAGCGCGAAGCAGATGCGATCGCTTACGCAAAGGCAAAGGCAGACGAGGAGCAAGCAGCAGCCGAGAAGGCAGCGGCTAAGGCTGCTATTGCAGACCGCTTAGGTTTGACTGTCGATGAACTGGCAACGCTACTGGGATGAAACCCAAGTTATGCAAAGCCGGTGCGCAGTTACGAGAACAGTTCGATGACTCGTACCCAGACCGCGATCGTACTTCCGATGGCTGGGTTGCCGATGCCCGTCATATTGCAGCAGGTACTAGCGACCACATACCTGACGCATCAACTGGGACTGTTAGAGCGTGCGACTTTGATCGAGATGTTTCTGGTAAAGCAAAGCCCGATCTCATGCCCGATATTGCTGATCAACTTCGGCTACTTGCCAAGACAGACAAGCGGATTAAATACATCATCTTTGACGGCTCAATATGCAGCGCAAAAAGCCTGTGGCGTTGGAGACCATATAAGGGAGTCAATAAGCACCGCCATCATCTCCATATATCTTTCACTAGCAAAGGCGATCAGGATGGTTCGTTCTTTCAAATCCCACTACTAGGAGCAAGCAAATGAATATGAAAAATCCTTACTTCCTAACTGCTGGAGCGTTCTTATCTGCTTGGGCAGCTTCTAACTTCGCAGCAGATTACCGCTCAGTTCTTTGGGCTGTTCTTGCTGGGGTATTTGGATATGCGACACCAAAACGATGACTCCAACCGACTACTTAAATCTTTATATTGCCACGCTTGCGATAGTGGGTGGCTTGGCTGGCTATGTGATCACGCACTTACTATCGGAGATTAAGCGACTCAATGCGCGTGTCGATGAAATCTATAACATCCTTTTAGAGCGATAATTTAACCATGGCACGCAAGAAGGCTATCGACTTGGAAGCATACTCGATGCTGGATCAGTATTGCATTGGGTTAAACGAGTATTACAAATCGCTGCGCAGAGCAGGGTTCACAACTGAAATGGCTTTAGCGATCTTGCTTGAGCCATTGACTTACCCGGCAACGATCCTTCCAACACCAAACTGGTTGCCTGAACTTCCTGGACGCATCCCCTATGACGATGACGATGAGGATTAACAATGAAAAGAACTGTAATCGTTCCCGATTTACAAGTTCCATATCACGATGAAGTTGCTGTTCGCAATGTTGCAAGTTTTATTAAGGCATACCGTCCAGATAGCGTTATTACACTCGGAGATGAAATCGATCTCCCACAGATCAGCCGTTGGACAGAAAACACACCGGGCTGGTACGAGCAGACACTAGCTGAGGATCGCGACCAAGCGGTCGAGGTTCTTTGGTCATTGACCGAGCATGCCAAAGAAGCGCACATGATTAGGTCTAATCACACAGACCGACTTTACAATGTAATCATGAAGAAGATCCCAGCGTTCTTGGCGCTGCCAGAGTTACGCTTTGAACGCTTCATGCGTTTGGATGAACTGGGGATTACCTATCATAAAAAGCCTTATGCCTTCGCTAAGGGCTGGGTGGCAGTTCATGGGGATGAGCAAGGGATTAACCCTAATGCAGGCCTTACAGCCCTTCTAGCGGCTCGTAGGCACGGTTTAAGCGTGGTCTGTGGACATACTCACAGAGCAGGCCAGTCGGCCTTTACAGAGGCTTCTGGGGGCAAAATAGGGCGCATCTTGCGTGGCGTTGAGGGCGGGCATCTAATGGACGTGCGCAAGGCTGGCTATACAAAGGGAACTATGAACTGGCAGCAGGCTTTTATCATCGTCGAGGACACTCAAGTCACCCTTATTAACTTAGAGAAGGACGGCACGTTCGTCGTGCATGGCCGCCGGTATGGACGATCTCGATAACGACATCCGTCGCACGATAGACGATGCAATGGATGACGGAGAATTGTTACCGTTTCGTTATCTAAATCACCGCAAGAACGTCTGATATTTATGCAACACTTATGCCAAGAAGCTGCGAAGGGCGCAGTAGAAGGGCAGTAAATGAACGCAGACATAGCAATTACTTTATCGCTAGCACTTGGAACGTTGATCGGCTTTGGCTTTGGTTACGGCAAAGGCTTCGAGCATGGCAAGATTAAAGGTCGCATCGCAGCTCGTAAGATGCACCGTCAATTTGAGCAGGTCGGCCGATGAATGCTAGAGACTTCCTTAACGAAGCAAGAGCAACTATCCAAGACCGAGGAATGGACTACGGTCATCCAACAGACAATATGGCGCGAACTGCTGCCCTCTGGTCGAGTTATCTGGAGATGCCGATTACTGATTACCAAGTCGCGATGTGCATGGCACTCGTCAAAATAGCCAGAAGCATGGAAACTGGTAAGACAGACACTTATGTGGATCTTGCTGCTTATGTCGCAATAGCCGGACAACTCCACACAGAGGAGAATGAACTTTATGTTTAATCTTGAGGATTATGAGACAGTTGAGGAACGATTAACTAAGTTCTGGAAGGAACACCCAGATGGTCGAATTGCTACTGAGATCCTTGAGCATACGCTTCAGCGGTTTATCGTTAAGGCTTCTATCTATCGAACTGAAGTGGATGCACACCCTTGGACAACTGGCTTTGCAGAGGAAACCGTATCAACGCGAGGAGTTAATTCTACTTCGGCGCTTGAGAACTGCGAAACGTCTGCGATCGGCAGGGCTTTGGCTAACGCGGGCTATGCTACGAAAGGCAAACGCCCTAGCCGCGAAGAGATGTCTAAAGTCAAAGCAGCTGAACCAAAGCCTTTCGCAGAGAAGTTAGCAGACAAGATAACCATGCCGGTTGAGGATGATCCTTGGTCTACCAAGGCAGTAGCGGAAGCGCCAACTGCTGAGTCTGCGGTTGATCTGGTCAAAGAAGTATTAGGCGGAGTCAAAATAGATAAAGACATTCCGCTATGTCGTAATTGCCATGACCATAAGCCTATGGCTTGGAGAACTGGCGTTAGCGCTAAGACCAACAAGCCTTGGGCTAATTTTAACTGCTTCGCCTGTAAAGATGTTATCTGGTACAACCTAGCGCCAGACGGAACGTGGAAGCCACGAGAGGGTCAGTAATGGAAAAAATTATGCCCAAAATGAAAAAGTTATCTGCATGGGTGCAAATAATTCCAGAAAGTCGCGATGAGAGTTTAAGACCTTTGTGCGAATACTGTTTAGAAAATCGCTACAGTTGGATTATAAACGGCAGAAGTTCAGGTTTAACTAGAACAGGAACAACCTATAGTTGCAATAATTGCATCTGGAAGGCCTTAAACACAATTAGGTGGCAACGATGAGCGGCCTACAGTTTATGAACCAAGACGGTGAATGGGAAAACTTCCCACCAGATGAAGTATTGGCAGAAAAGGCTAAACACCAAGAGCTGCTAAATGCGCTGCAAGTGCGGATTATCTGCCACCTATGCAATGAGCCAGTTCCGCGTGAAGAGTTGGCGTTCTACATTCAAGGCCAGATCCTTACTTGGTCATGTAAGAAGTGCCACGCGGTAAATGTCTCAAAGTAGAAAACACCGCGGCTTTCGCACAGAGCGAGTAGTCGCAGAGTTTCTGAGGCGCACATGGGAAGGCGCTTCAGTTGGTCGAGGCAATGGTCGCGATATCCTCAATGTTCCGTTCGACTGCGAGGTTAAAGCGCGTACTGGTCTTGATGTCTCGGGAACACTCCGCCAGATCGAAACCAGAACAGCCAAGAGCGGCTTATTGGGGTTTGCTTGCTTTCGGCTTAATGGGCAAGGTGAACAGGCTGAAAACTATGTGGCCATGTTACGCCTTGGCGATCTGGTGGAGTTACTCGAAGCTGCTGGATATAAGAACCGTAAAGATGTGGTTCAAGATGCAGACATTTCAAGATGTTTAGACTGTGGCATTTACGCCTTAGGTCAACGATGCGAATGGTGTAGGGATAACCAATAATGCCGATTTACGAGTTTGAATGCACCAACGAGTCTTGTGAGGCTAACTTGCGTTACGAGAAGGAGTTCAAGATTAACGAGGATCACTTGGTCGAATGTGGCTTATGCCATGAACCTATGAAGAAGATATACAGTTCGTTTGGCATCGCCTTTAAGGGTAGTGGCTTTTACAGTACGGACAACCGATGAAGGTCTTGTTAGCGTGTGAAGAAAGCCAGGCAGTAACTAGGGAGTTCAGACGTTTAGGCCATGAGGCTTATTCGTGTGACTTATACGAGACTTCAGGCGATCATCCTGAATGGCATATTCAAGGCGATGTAATACCTTTACGCAATAAGGGTTGGGATCTGATCATTGCATTCCCACCATGTACGCATTTAGCCTCATCGGGTGCAGCATGGTTCGAGGCCAAGCGAGCAGACGGCAGACAGCAAGAGGGTATTGACTTCTTCATGGCTTTAGCAGCTTCAGACTGTGAACGTATTGCTATTGAGAACCCGGTTGGGATCATGTCTACTGAATGGCGCAAGCCAGATCAGATCATTCAGCCATGGCAGTTTGGAGACTCATTCAGTAAAAAGACTTGCTTATGGCTAAAGGGTTTGCCGAAGTTAGTTGCTACTGCCGTCGTTGACCCAGGTGAAAGCATCACATACGCAAGCGGTGTGAAGATGCCTAAATGGTATGCGGAGGCATGGAAGTTAAGCCCTGAAGAGCGTTCTAAAGTACGCAGTAAAACGTTCCCTGGTATTGCTAAAGCAATGGCAGAGCAATGGGGTGCATTATGAAGCCGATATTAGATCCAGCCAGTTCGATGCGTTCGTTCTACTTCGATAAGACAGACGATCGAGTGGTGTTCGGTGATATCCGAGAAAATGAGACGCACCTGTTGACCAATAACCAAACGATCAAAATTAAGCCTGATCAAGTCATGGACTTTAGGTCTATTCCATATCCAGATGAAACGTTTCATTGCGTAGTGTTTGATCCACCTCATATGCTCAACCTGTCTGAGAAGTCATGGATGCGTAAAAAGTATGGCGTATTGGATAGCCAGTCATGGCGCGAAGATATTACTGCTGGCTTTGCTGAATGCTTTAGAGTACTTAAAACCAATGGCACGTTGATATTTAAGTGGAATGAAGTATCTATTAGCCTCAAAGAGATACTAGCCCTGACTGATCAAAAACCGGTGCTTGGTCATCCTTCAGGTAAAAGAATGGGCACTCATTGGGTGCTATTTATGAAAACGACACGCCGCTGTGAGCAGGACTTTTAATAATGTGCTTGCAACGTTCGGTACACTTACGGCTAGAAGCCTTCGAGGGCTTCAGAGCGAATCGCTTGCGGCTAGTTCGCTCGGTAGCCGCCGTTATTGGGATACTTCTATCTATAGCAATGCCCTTAGATGTAATGGCTTCAATAGTGCCAACTAAAAGCATAAAGACACTAGCTGATAAGCAATTAACAGATAAGCAATATCATTGCCATAACCAGATCATCTATAGAGAAAGCCGTTGGAATATCAACGCTGTTAATGGTTCACACTATGGGCTTTATCAGGGTAAGTCGGAGAGCCTTAAAGGCGCACCGGCTGATTACCAGTTCTGGTGGTATTGGTACTACACAGCTAATCGCTATGGAGTTACGCAGTATGATGAGCCTAACTATTGTGCTGCATTGCATCACTTAAAGACTAGAGGTTGGCAGTAATGGCTAAGCGAGGAGATCCGAGATTAACAAGGGATTACAAAGCATTTCGCTTAAAGGTATTGGCTCGAGATCAGTGGTCATGCTTCTATTGCAGCCAGCCTGCAACTACGGTCGATCATGTTATCCCAATTAGCAAAGCACCTGACTTGGTAGTCTCATTCGAGAACGCAGTTGCTTGCTGTGCTAGTTGTAATAGTGCAAAAGGTTCGCGTAATCAGGGCGTTTTTTTAGGTAGGAAGGCTACCCCCCCTGTCTTTTCGTCCTTCCTCTCTCCGACACAGTCCAAAATAGCTCAAGACAGTCCGTTCACAGCCAAACCGATGCAGGATTAACCCGATGCCAGCCAAACGCTCCAAAGCGGTACGAGGGGCAACCGAGCCAAGGCTTCACAGCCCTTACCTCAAAGGTGCTTCTAAGGTTGACGATGTAATTGAGTTAGCCAACCTAATCAAGATGCCGCTATTGCCTTGGCAGGAGTTCGTATTACGCGACATGCTGCGCGTGGATAAGAAGGGCATGTGGATCCGCAAGACCAACCTGCTATTAGTAGCCCGCCAGAACGGTAAGACCCACCTAACGCGTATGGTCATTCTGGCTCACCTTTTAAAGTGGGAGTCGAAAAACATAATCATCGCTTCATCTAACCGCTCAATGGCTTTGGATACATTTCGCCAAGTAGCGACAGTCTTTGAGCAGAATGAAAACCTAATGGCGCTAGTCAAGGCTATTCGCTATGCAAACGGTACTGAGTCGATCGAGATGAAGGACGGTCGCAGACTTGACGTTGTAGCAGCTACCCGCGACGGCTCACGCGGTAGAACCGCCGATGCGTTGTTCCTTGATGAAGTTCGTGAATGGTCAGAAGAAGGCTATCGAGCAGCAATGCCGGTAACTCGCGCTAGACCTAATGCTCACACGTTTCTAACTTCTAACGCTGGAGATGCTTTTAGTACAGTTCTTAATGAATTGCGTGAGCGAGCCTTAGACAACCCGCCAAAATCGTTTGGCTTCTATGAATACTCAGCGCCACAATACTGCAAGATCGACGATTTACATTCTTGGGCGCTTGCCAACCCTGCGCTGGGTTACACGATAACCAAAGAGTCACTAGCTGAGGCAGTTGCCACCAGCCCAATAGAAAACACGAGGACGGAATTGCTTTGCCAATGGATCGACTCTTTAAGTTCACCTTGGCCGCATGGAATACTCGAAGAAACCAGCGATAGCAACTTGCAGATCCCGCCGGGCGGTTACACAGTCTTTGGCTTCGATGTTGCACCTTCAAGGCGTAATGCTTCGCTAGTTGCTGGACAGATATTGCCAGACGGCAGGATCGGCGTAGGCATATTGCAAACTTGGGAGTCAGCAGTCTCGGTCGATGACCTAAAAATCGCTGCTGAAATCAAAGCACATGCCGATATTTACCGACCACGCCAAATCTGCTACGACAAATACACAACCCAGTCAATAGCCGACAAATTAGCCAATGCTGGCTGTGTGGTTCAAGATATCTCTGGCCAGCAGTTCTATCAGGCTTGCGGAGACTTACTTGACGGCTTGGTTAATCATCGAGTGGTTCATAACGGCCAAGCGAACCTAATTCAACAGATGAATAACTGCGCAGCTAAAGTCAACGACTCTGCTTGGCGCATTGTTAAAAGAAAATCGGCTGGTGACGTGTCTGCACCGATCGCTTTGGCTATGGTTGTCTCGATGTTAATGAAACCACAACAGGTAGCGGCTATCTATACAGAATGACCTATATGTAGTGTATAATTGCGGT